GTGTCCAGCCACAGAGAACCCACCACATACCCGTCGCCCTGGACGTTACGGTTGGTGCAGCGGTCTGGAGAGAGATTGACACTGTTGGGCATGAGGCTGCGGCTGACCCGCACACCGGCTACCAGAAGGAATCGGAGAAGGACGCTGCGTCTGGCTATGCGGGGCTAACTGCGGGCGTCAAGCTCAATCTTGCCCAAATGCAAGAAGTCATGGCCTACGCCGACCTCACGGACGATCCGGTAGGCACACACGCTGCTCTTGATACAGGCGTACATGGCGCTGGCGTAAGTACGCTGGCAACTGAGGCGGATATCGCCACGCACGCTGCCA